CTACCTTCCGGGGAACAGGATCATCTCATTGGTGGGATATTGCTCCCCTACCAGGGGGCTGAGCAGCCAGTAGAACAAATTGTCCGCGGCATCGCTCAGGTCGGTGGCTTTCCACCTGGGCTGATCTTTGCGGCGCTCGGACGATTTGTCTTTCTTAAACTCCTGCGGAAGAATAGGAGCATTGTCCATGGAAAAGAAGGTTTCCATGGCGTTGTTCATGTTGATACGAAAGGTGGGAAGTCCTGGTTGCTCCCCTGCCAGGAACTTGAACCAGAACTGGAATTTATCCATGTGGTGCGCCTCGTACAGTTCGGCGCGGAGCTGGACTTCCCAGCCAGCCTTCGACAGTTGTTCCCTGACATCATCAAAGTAAGAGTTGCGCGAGGCTGCATCGTTCTTACGGTTTCCGTCGGATCCACCATAGAGGTAGACATACCGGACCGGTTTGCATTTGTAGTGGTCGATGAACTGTTGCACAAGCACCGATAGCATTTCATTCTCAACATAGAAGTTTCGGATGATCCGGATCTCATTGAGCAGTCGGTCCCACTGGGCCACGATCATGCAGTTCTGCGATGTGCCGAAATCAAAGGAGACATATAGCGGTTCACTGCCGATGCAGTCCCGGTCTGCCCGCCAGTCAAAGACACTCCCGGCTGCAGGCAGACTTGCCTGGTCAATGTAGTTGTATTCGTAAGAGTCGGTATAACCATGCACCGGCGCTTTCAACAACGGGTAGAAGCCGTTGGTGTTCTGTTTGCGGCGAATGTTTAACACTTCAAGATCATAGACGATTTTTGGCAGAACACGCTTGAGATCACGGAAGTACATCTCTCCCAGGATACTGACATTCTGCATGGCTGATGCTTCTAAGTAACAATACCGGGAAGGTATCTCTTTGGCCAGCTCCTGGTATTCAAACACCCAGTCACCATCCGGGGTTAGTGGCATTGTGCCCAGGAACAAGGTGCCATGGTGAAACCTCAGATGCCCGAAGCGGTCCCGGTTGCCGCGATTTGCGGGTAGTACATCAGATTCGATGGCTGACTTTTTGAGCTTTGTGCATTCATCGAAGATCATCCCGTCATAGGATCCACTGCGGGCCATTTCCGGCCGGTCGAAGGAATTGAACTCAACAACGAAGCCATTGTAAAAATGTATGCAGTTGGAATAATCCAATGGCGGGGCATACGGTTCCGGCCATTCGTTTCTTTTCGGGGCCCGGTGTCCGACAAAATAATGGATGCCCCGGTAAAGGCCGCGCCGTTCAAAGTGGTCGATGATGGGTGGCAGCGATTTGGTCCGGATGTGGAAATAGGTCAACCCGTTAAGGGATATCTTTCCCCTGGGCATGGCGACAAAGTAGCGGATGATATCCTCGGCAATGATGGTCGTCTTGCCCACTCCGCGGCCGCCAATAAACACTTTGTGGGGACTGTGGGAGAGCTGAACGGCCACCTGTGGATCGTTCAGGTAGGGCGCCGGTAGTACCTTAATCTCGGGCATCTTCCAGGATGGGTTCGTCGGCCAGCAGGATATTCTTGTAATCGGCAATGGGGGAAGCATCGATCAGGGCCATTACTTTTTCGTTCAGTTCCAATAGCGCCTGCTGCGCCTTCAGATCAATGAGTTTGAAATAATCGGTGTTGAGAAAATTGTAATTGATCGAAAGCAGTTGCACCGGCGGCTGGATCTTTGAGGGATCTGGAAGCTCCAGGTCTTCCTTATCCAGGTTGTTGGCCCGGATGATTTTGTCCAGGAGCATTCCAATGGCCTTGAAATCATTCTTCACTGAAGCTTTTCGGTAGGCTTCAATGGCCCATTGGGTAACCATATCCCGCAGGGCATAGCGGTCCATCCCCCGGATAGGGCCGAAGCAGCGGGTGCAATTGTAAACATCACGGTAGGCCTGTACATCGGAGATGTCATACACCTTCATGAGCATTTTAACCACCTCCCGCTTGGTGCCGTTCTGATTGATCAGCATGGAATAAGCAGCTTCCCAACGCTCGCGCAGCTGCTGGTCATGAGAGGTGAGTTCGACATTATCCGACAGGTAATAGAGCTTGATCCGCTCCATGGTGGTTTCTGAGATCAGGCTTTTCATAGGTCGTCTGCTTTGGCATTCTCCACGAGTTTCAGGGCCAGCGTCTGTGCCGGCGAAGAGCCGTTCTGCGCCAGGTCGAAGATCCCCTTGCGAAGTTCTGCTTCGCGTTTGAGCCGGCCGCGCTGAAAAGCTTTTCCGGCCGAAGAGTTCGGATCATCAATCAACTCGGACAGATCACGGGGATCCACCTCCATGATCACGGCGATCTCTCTTTTGGTAAACATCAGCGAAGCATAGGTTTCCAGATCGCTGAGCAGGGTTTCATTCAGTTCCATCAAAGACACTTGAGTTTGAAAGTTCTCTTAATATCCAATCCCGGTGAAATACAGCGACATTTTTGTCGCAGCACAACACCCCCGCTTCGATGCGGGGATTACGGGTATAATTGGCTGATCCGACCACGCTGATCCCCCACCGGTCATTCTCGATAACCGTGACCTTGGCATGGCACTTGGCCGCTTTGATGTCGGTGGTGATCTTCTGCAGGAACTGTAGCTCGGCGGGCTTGCGGATGCCGTTGCGATAATCGAATATGCCTTTGAGTTCAAGGATCATCCCTTGTTCAATGAACAGGTACAATTGCCGGATGGCATATTCCGATATCGCCCAGGTGGTGAAATAGACCCGGGCGGGGCCGGTCTGTTCCAGGAGAAAGAACAGCAGGTCATGCGTGGACCAGTCACCCAGGGAAACGTAATGAACCGACTGCTGCTGGGCAACCTGCCCGAATACCTGGTGCAGTTTTGCATTCGCTTTGCCAATTGTCAGCAAGGTCGTAACCCCGGATGTAATTGATCCGGAACCGGCTTTATCAGCCTTTTTCCTTTTGAGATCGTCGGTAGAGAAAAGGCTCATCGTTGCAGGAGTTTGTCGATTTCATCCAACTCAGCCTGGTATTGATCTAAAAGTTGCTGATTCCGGGAAAGGGTTTCAGGGGTTTTCGAACCGGCCACCAGTCTTTTATACCGGGCAACGTAAGTTCGGAGGTTATGCTGACACTGGATAAGCTCGACCTCATTGAGTTCGGAAATCTTCCGCTTTGTCTCCGGAACCTGTTTTACCGGAATCACCCCATGCTTCTCGTAGTGAGCAATCTGATTGACGAGTTCCTTTAGCTGATCGTCAAGGTCAAGAATCTGGAAGGCGATCTCCTTTCTTTCTTGGACCGACCTGTATTCAAGAACCGCATGGAGGTTATCCAGCATCTTGTAGATCATCTTCTGGCGCTGGCGGAGATCTTCAATCTGCATTGCAGGTATCCTGACTGGTGGTTTTTCTTCCTCCGGTACCCGTGATTCGTCGGCTTTAACTGGATGATTGGAAATCATGGGGCCGATAACCTTCCCCAGTTCGTAGGCCAGGGTCAACCGGTTTTTCCCGGTTGCTCCCCCAATACGCAAGATTCTGCCAAGTTTGGAATTCTTGTAGTATAGGTCGTATAGTAAAAGTCCTGAAGGATAATCCTGGTCGGAATTCAGCCAGGAAAAGATTTCATGATCCATGCAGCGAAGGTATCGCTGCAATTGCAGGGATTAAAGGACAAAAGAAACTACTTGCTATAAGTTGCAAATATTCAATCTTGTGATTTCACTCTTCCGAAAACAAAGGCATCTTCCAATATTTCCAAAGCTTTTAAGGTTGTCAACTTGGTTGCTTTTTCTGCAATTTTAAATTTTTTATAGTCTTCAATATACTTGTTCTCCAAACTTTGTTCGCCTATTTTATTAAAAGGATAATATTTGATACTAGATACGTTTCCCAGAAACTTATCATTATTTGAATACACTGGTTGTACGACAATTCCAATTCCAAAATTAAACAGTAAAGAATCTAGAGCTGAATTTAGGGTATTAAAAGTATCGCCCTTCATTTTTTGATATTCCTGAAAGCAATGTGGAAATTGCGTTCTGAAATTTTTTAATGAAATAATGTCTCTGGAATTCATTGTAATGTTCATTTAGGATAATTGCATATTTCCATTTCGTCAGCAGACGGAACTTTTCATTGATAAAAGTAATCATAAAAGCGAACATAATAAAAAAGTCTGCCGGATCGCTCCGGCAGACTCAACTAATCAACACTTATGAAAACATGCTATGAAAGCTTCATTAACTAACCCCCAACTGGAGGGTTGGGATCCATGGCCAGGGCACCTTCGTAGAAAGCCATCGGTGATCCCTGTTTGCATTGGAAACCGAATTTGTGCCCCTTGTCCTTGTCGATCTCTTCCCCCCAGGTCGTCTCGATGGTTTCGATGTGCACCAGGTTGCAGGGTTCACCGATCAGGTAGCGCTTGGCTGAAGCGCAGTTCTGGATAATGACGATCCCTTTGAAATCAATACCGAAATTCGCGATCCATTTCTGCACGGCTTTTTCAATGCCGGGATAAAAGCCTTCCACCCCGATTTCGAAGCCGCCGCAGTCCTGGTTGGAACCTTTGAGCTTTTTCTGTGATGGCTTGATCGTTCCCTGGGTCATATAGAAGCTGTGCATGAATTTTCCGGTCAGAAGCGGGATATCGGTAGAGATTGTCACCCCGTCAGCATCCCGGTCGGGGAAGGTGGACCAGTCGATATCGCTTTCCGTGATCAGGATGATCTCGGACTTTATTCCGCCGCCGCCACCGGCGTTTCTCACGGTGGGCTTAAAAAGGTCAAAAAGTGGTATAGACATGATTGAAGGGTTTTAGGTGGCAGGAACATACGCGAATACTGCTTCTTCGATGCCGAATCCCACGGACTCGTACCAGTCGGCGAAGACCTTGATCTGGCGGTCAACGCTCTCTACCGAGATGGAAGAAGCGCCGTTGTTGCGATTCATCAAACGGATGAAGTTCTCCTTCGGGGTGGTGAAGATCACATTCTCGCCGGCCATCGAAGGCAGCGGGGTCAGAGTCAGGTTGGTTCCCTCCAGGATGGTCTTCATGCCGTCGTAATTAGTGTCGGTGCCATGGAGGTCCCGGCGCTTGCGGTGGTAGGCTGAAAACCATTTCCGAGAAAGGAAGATGTTCATCGACATATCCTTGTAAAGGTCGCCCACCTGTTCGCCGAAGGATTCCAACTGATCAAAGATGTTGTCAACGGTCAGAGCCGCCAGGTTGATGAAGTTGATGTTGGAATTTCCGGCCGTATGCTTGTGCTTGAGAATGGTGACAAACCCATCCATCGAAAGTCCGAGCGCCTGGGCAGTTCCTTCCACCGGCGGAACGTACGTTCCTTTGCCGATCAGGGCCAGTTCCCGGTTATCGGCAACCTTCGGAATGATGAGCTGCTCGATGATGTACTTGGAGATCGGCCAGGCCTTGCGGTCGATCGACTCATCCCCCATGAAACCGAGCCAGGAATCCATGATCTCGTCGGGGTAAAAGGAGAGATCGATCTTGTGCCGGCGCTGCATTATCTCAACTGGGGTGAAGGCAGCCTTGCCCTTGGGTGTCCACCCTTCCTGGAAGCCCTGGACAAGATCCGAGATCACCGCCTTGGTGGCCCGGTAAACGAGCTCCTGGGACTGCTTGGTAGTCATGAACGTCTCGGAATAGGTCGGCTGGGTGAGCAGCCTTAGGATATCCTTCTGATTCGTCCCGACGTAGGTGCCGAACGCAGCTTTCAGTTGTTCTAAAGAAATTGATTCAGCCATTGCTTTTTTAAATTATTGTGAATACTTATTACTGTTTCGAGCAGAAATCATCGGCGATCTTGTCGTGGGCATAGATTACCGTTTCTTCCCCTTCCCCGGGAAACTTGTCGGCGGCTTTGGCCGCGACGGATTCCCCTGCTGCATCTTCGCCGCGAAGCTTTTCAAGTTCTGACAGGGTTGCTGCATGAGCCTCTTTTTCATCGGCAAGAAGCGATTCCAATTCTTCGTTGCGTGCCGAAACGGTGGCCAGCTGGTCATTGATCTGCTGTACCTGATCGGAAGTCAGTTCCAGGGATTCCAGGTTAGAGGGATCCAGCTTGAAAAAGTTCTGGATCGCTTTCCATGTGTCTTTGATTTTCATGGGTTGGATATTGTTTGATTCATTCGATTTTGCCTGTTCAAATGGAGAATTTCCCAAGGAGAAAGCCATTTCGATCGCTTTCTCGAAAGAGCCGATCTCATCGATCAGTCCTAGTTCGATGGCCTGGGGTGCGAAATATATCCTGCCGGTGAGAGTGGATTCATCAACAGATGGCCTGTTGGTATGGATCGAAGCCAGGAATTTGGTATTGATCACATCCAGGACATTCTTGCGATAACTGTCATACTTGCCATCCAGGACCTCGTTGAAATCGGCGTTCTTGTCGGCAGAGAGGGTCGCATAGACCTCATGAAATTTGACGCCCATTTGTTCAAGGGCAGGTTGAAGGTCTTCGACCATCATCATGGTGCCGATGGAACCGATCCTATCAAGGTCGGAGCTGGCGATGATCTTACTTGCACCAGAGATGATCCAGTAGGCGGCGCTGGCTGCCAAACCGTCGATAAAGGCGACGACCGGTGTGGTTGAGTTCCTGATTGCTTCGGCCAGAAGGTCGGTTCCGGAGACCTGTCCGCCCGGGCTGTCGATTATTAGAACCATGCTTTTAATGCCAGGATTCTGGTTGGCTGCTTTTATGTCATTCAGGATCGACTGCGTTCCCCTGGGTCCGCAAGGCTGGTCATACTTGAGGATTTCCGACCGAATGGGAATGACGGCGACAGACCCGGCAGGGATGTTGGAATCGGAGAATCCAATACGTTGATTCTGATCTCCCGAGCCGGCAAGGATATAGGGTCGGTTCCTCTCCCGGGCCAGGGAAGAATCTCCTTCTAAGATTCGCTCCCCTTTGATCAACGAAAGAAGCACGGAAGCGTAAGCTGCCGATCTTTCGGTGTTGATCAGCCAGGGGCCGGAGAGGATTTCTGCAAGGAGTGGATTCATTGTATCCTGTTTCGAGGATACAATATTATCATGGTGGCTCTGGTAAATAAAGGACTGAAAAGATCACCCTTTAATCCTGGTTCCCATCATCAGGGATCGGGCTGTTCGGATCGAGGTAGTAAGCAGCCGGGGTTGAAAACTCCCCGGCAAACAGAAGCTCATACCCGTTGAAGCCCTCAATGACGGCCGGTTTCAGTAGCTTGCTGGTCACCTTCATCGGGCTGTCCATAGTCCCGAAAATCCGGACGGTTCCATTCTTGTCGCCGGATTTAACGATCAACCGCCGGCCGGTCATGGCGTAAAGCTCGCTCTCCACCGGAGAACGGTCTTTGGGAACAAGAATCTTCAGTTTGTAAATGTACTTGATGCCTGCAGGAGAATCCTGTTGTTCGGATTCCAGCTGGATGGTTTCCGGGGTGCCATAGACTGCATTCCAGGATTTGCCCGATTTGGGCGTGATCAGGCAACTGAGCGTTGCCGGATACAGTTTGAAAATCCCAACATCCTCCCTGAATATCCAGCTGATGGAATTCAGTCCGCCGATATTGATGCCGGTATGCCGTTGAATAGTTCCCATTTCAGTCTTTATTCAGAAAAACGCAGTGACACTCCGGGGACATCTCAGGGACAAAAAGTGAGCAACTTTTTTCGTCCTTTTTACGGCTTCGCTTCCGGTAATAGTCTTTTTTCAGCATTTCGTAGTTCAGGTTTGAAAATGTGATGTTGTGGTCGTAGCAAAATTGAAGGATACACTTCTTGAAAGATTTATAAAACCGGACCTTGTCATTCATGTAGTGATAGAAAAGGTCTTTGAAGTGCCATTCCAGGTAGCTCTCAAAGATGGCCTGGTTCCGCTCGTTGACCCAAAGGTTTGACTTGACCCAAAAGTCGTTGTAATAGGGCAGCACGAAGGTGATATACTCCGGACCCGTCGGGAATTCAGGAACGACCTGCGGCGGGCGGATCTCAAGAAGTGGCTTGAGAAGCTTTCCGATGATGTTTCCCTTCGAGGCTGTGTTGGTACTCAACGAACAGATCAGGTATTCCTGAAGGTAAGGCTTCAATTTGATGGTGATGGTGGGGCGTTCTTTTTCAATCATGGGCAAATGTATTTTCATTGCTTGGTAAAATAAAGGCCATCAGCCTTTGACAAAGACCATCTGGTGATCCAGGAATGGTTTCAGATTGATGCTCCTTGTAAAATCTCTGATGTAATGAACCTCGAAGTGTTGTTGGTCGGCGCGCTGGATCAGGTATTGCATCCCCACTTTCTTCTTTCCCCGGATGTGAAAATCATCCATGGTGGCCAGTCGAAATCCCTCTGGCACTTTGTCATAATACTCCCAACCATTGCGGTCCGTTTTCAACATTTTTTTCTTGCTTGGGGGTAGTGGTCATTTTCCGTCCCTACAGCCATACAGCCCTACAAAGGCTCTTTTTTAGCTTTAACTACCTGATTATTAAGATTCGTATTTTTGAGGGAAACTCGTAAGGCGTGTAGGGCTGAAAATTCAGCCCTACCTACACAGTCATCCCGGTTTATTACCGCCCTACGATTCCCTACGGAATTCCTACCCGCCCTACAGACACATCCATCCATAACATACTGATACATGATATTTTACTATTTTATTGATTTATTTGTAGGGCTGTAGGGACGTAGGGCGCAGTATTGCCGCCAGACTTTCCCATATGAATTTTCAGAAAGGCAGCTCATTTTGCTCTCCGGGTTGTTGTGACAAATTAGCAGTGTCTCCCAATTCCAGGGAGGTTTGTTCCGCAGGTTTGAACCGCTGCAGATCGATCCCCATGGCCTCAATGAGTTTATATTTTAGTGCTATGCAGCTGGTGACTCGTTCGGCCTTTTTAATGACCCGCTGGTTGTATCCGGATGCCGGGTCGGTCTCCCAGGATTCGACCTGGTATATGAACCTGTGGCTGTTCACTTGCCCGATATATGCCGGATGATCTTTCAGGTACATCCGAAGTGCGTTGATCTTTAAACTTTCCGATTGGTGCAGCTTCTGGTAAATCTGGATGACATCGTTAACGATCAGGAAAAGCACAGGGCCCGAGCCGCCATCCATGGGGATAAGGTCTCTTTCAGTCTTCGATTTGATGATCGTCACACTCTGTTCCTCCGAAATGTCGAATTCTCTTCCGCTGATGATTTGCCCCTGGGCATAGAGCATCCCGATGGTGTTGAAGAAAATAGCCAGGCGATTGCTGGAGCTCAGATCCTCGCTCTGGCGGATGATCTGCCGCTTGGCATCTTCATAAAATTCATCAAAGGTGAAAGGCAGGGGAAGGTCCTTCACATGGTCTTCCCACATCCTGGCCATGGCAAGGAACAGGCTAACGGTATTGATGATCCTGGTTTGGTAGGAGCCGCCTTCCCGTTGAATATCGCTTTTCACCTGCTTCTGGGCATCGCGCATATAGGCAGCAAAGTTTTTCTGTACGATCCCACGCCGGCGGATAATCTCCATGGCAATGTTGCTCAGTCCCTCGCTTTCCCGTGTTTTCAGGTCCTTGTAAATAGTCACCTCTTCGTCCGTCCAGTTTTCTTTCCTGGGCACATGCTTCTGGACTACCCGGTTACCCAATGCGCCATCATCCCGTTCCGGACCTTCCTGGCCCAGCAGTACCGGGCAGCCGTTAATTTTTGAAACATCGATATCCCGGCTCGATGCATCCTTGCGTTTCTGTTTGCCTTCATTGTCATAGACCGCCGCCTTCAACCCCTGAAACTTCACGTCGGAAATCTGGTAATCGTTGTACTCTTCGAAGATCACCGGGATATCCCGGAACCTTTCCAAGCTGGTGAAGAAGGCAGCATCGGTGCCGGAGTTCAGGTTAAACAACGGAGCTCCGTGCATAAAGGGCGCCCGGATGCTTTCGGCAATCCGGGATTTGCCCGATTCAGTAGGGCCGATAAAGAAAAGGGAAGTGAAAAAACGCTCTATCGGAAAGATGATGGAACGGTTGGCCGACAGGATCGTGAACAGCAGCGCCCACATTCCATTATTGTTGTATTGGTAGACCTTGTACATCAACTCAGCCCATTGCGACCAGGAGGTTTTCTGCTGTGGCCGGTATACCAGGTACCGGTCGTACTCGTATCGGTCGTTATCGGCACGCTGGTCCTTGTATATCTTGCTGAACGAGGGAGAATAGTATGTTACCTCCTTGAACCTTACCAGACCAAGGTCATCGACATGGATAAATGAATTGTCCGAGATGATGCCGTTTGCAAAGGCGAAAAAGCCTTCCGGTTGCCAGCCAAAGGTTGAAAACTCCCAGCATTTGGGGAACCGAAGGGCGATGCTCTCCAGGATTTTCTCATGATGAAAAGGCTTGCCGTTGGTGAAGATGTAGCCTCCATTGTTCCAAAGGAACTTCTTAAATTGCTGCAGCTCGACCATGTCACCGCTTTTGAACTCGACATATTCGGCCGTGTTAAGTTCAGAATGGAACAGTTCAACGATCCTCTTGTTCTTTGTTGGGTCAAGGTCATACACCTGGAACAACGGCTCAAGGTAGAAGTTCCCGACTTTGACCAGAGTGTTATCCAGGGTTCGGAAGACATAGAAAATCTTGTTCCCCGTTTTATTCTGCGCCGGAAAGAAACCATACCTCTGGAAAAAACCCTGATCCACGTAATCCGGAAGGTGGGCTATATCGAAGACAAACTGCTGGTCATCGATGACCACATGCTCCTGATGCTGGACGGCCAGGTTCTTTCTCTTTTCCACAAAGGGGCGAAGTACCTTCGAAAAGGCTCCCTGCGTCAGACCGAACTTTTTGGCAATCTCATTGGTCTTGATGTGGATGATCGTGTTGTCGAGCTTTGAAAGGAACTCGGCAGTCATCTCCACAAACTTTTTGGACCGCTTGGTATCCGGATGCCGGAACAACCGGTATGACAGTCCTGAGACATAGAAATCCAAAAAGTCGATGAACACCGGTTCCTTCTCATCTTCTGTGGTTTCATCCACACTTCCATCCTCACGGACTTCGACCCGCAGTCCCTGCTCGGTAAGCAACCTTCCGGCTTCGGCCAGCGGCAGTTCGACATCATTTTCATCAACGACCTTTGAAAGGCCTTCGATCTTAACGTTCCTGGTAACCTTTGCTAACTTGAAAAGATCATCCTTCCTGAGGGGTCCTGACGGTAAACTGATGGTGTTTTCTTTGCCTTCAGCATGATAGGAAACAACAAGCGCCGGGTCACTGAGCAGAATGGCAAAGCCCTTTTCCACGATCATATCCACCGAGGCATCCATCCCATAAAATCCCTTTTCGGAATGTTCGACCTTCGGCAGTTGTTTTTTTAGGTTTCGCTGAAGGTCTTCGAGTTTGACTTCGAGTTTTTTCGCTATATCAGCGATAAGGTATTCCCTGGTCTCTTCGTCGCCGATGAGCGATATCTGCGAAACAAGTTCTTTTACGTGCCGGGCCTTCTGAAGCGGGTCCTTTTCGACCTGCTCCTTAACCATCCAGATGCGGAACGAAACGATGTCCTGGCGGTTATCCTCGATGAATTCCCTAAGTTTTTCAGCACCATATTTATTGACGTACGAATCGGGGTCTTCCCCATCCGGAAGAACGACCAGGTAAACATCAAGTCCCATTTGAAGGGGTACCTTGATGTTGGACACGCTGGCTTTTATTCCGGCGGGATCCCCGTCATAAACGATGGTCAGGCAACCGGTGAGCGACAGGATCATTTTAACCTGGTCTTCACTCAGGGCGGTGCCCGAGCCGGCCACGACATTTTTTATTCCGGCCAGGTGCCAGCTGATCAGGTCGGTTTGACCTTCCACCAGCAGGCATTCGCCGGCTTTCATGATCTCCTTTTTGGATTGGTAAAGCCCGTACAGGAACCGGCTCTTTTTGAAAATCTCGGTTTCATTACTGTTCAGGTACTTGGGCTTATCTTTTTCTGCAGTAATCAGCCGGCCGGTAAAACCGATCACCCTGCCGGAGCGGTCAAAGAATGGGAACATGATCCGGCGGCTGAAGGCATCATAGAGGTTCCCCTTATCGTTTCTCTTGATCAGCCCGGCCGCAAAAAGGATATCATCGCTATATCCGGCCTTGTGTGCGGAACCTAATAGTTCGTTGCCGTTTTCAGCGTAACCGAGTTCAAATAACTCAATCCCATTTTCAAGGCCGCGCTTCTTCAAATATTCAACAGCTTGATTGACAATCGGGGCAGATTGGGGCATATCCCCCGGGATACGCCCTAAATTCGATTTGAAGTGGTCTTTGGCCCATTTCAAAACAGCGAAAATTCCGTCACGGCGTTTCTCAGCATCAGTGTACAACTGATCTGCACCATTCATTTGGACAGGAATGCCGTAGCGATTTGCGATGTAGGTGAGAGCCTCGGAGTAGCTCATCGCTTCATGCTCGCGCAGGAACTCGATGGCATCTCCGGATTTGCCGCAGCCGAAACATTTGAAATTCCCCCGGACGGGATTGACGATAAAACTGGGAGTTTTTTCGTTGTGGAAAGGACAACCGGATGTAAAATTGCCCCCCTTTTTCTTCAGCGTGATAAAATCGCCGACTATATCCTGGATTTGAATGGCATCCTTAATTTCTTCAGCGTTTGATATCATGCTGATTTACATCTTTCTTTATGCATTGGTTAACAGGTATTGAACTAATGGGATTGGTCGTGGTCCATTATTTCCTGATTGATCGCCTCGATCAATTCGTTCACTCGGACCAACTTGGTATGGAGAAGGCCGCCTTCCCTGACCCGCGGGGTTGTGAAGGCGACTGAATTACTTGCGTTCAATTCTTTTAATTCGAATTCAAGACGGTCCCGAAGGCATTCCATGGCTTCCATGGTCAGCTTCAGATCCGGCTGGCTCAT